GAGTCGTTAACAACATTACAAAGGTACCAAAAATAGCCACTGGACCGAGTGGACTTGCTATTTTAGGGTACATTTTACTGGCGTTGGCTACCCAAATTTTCATTTCTTGACATACGTCAGCATCGTGCCAACGGATGTCCCCATTGCTGCAGCGGTATCATTCATATCTTTTAGAGGTGGTGCGTCCTTGTATTTCTCGGTCAGAAAAATATGCCTCAACATCGACGTGCTAATGGGCTTTTCAAAGAATGAGTTTAATAGCTTTGGCATATTGCTTGCTAGAAAGGGACCCGTCTGGGAGAAGTTCATGAGTAGATGGTCGTGGGGATTGAGGGTCTTCCAACCAAGGATAATCTTCGCGAGCTTTGGTGGGCACGAAATAGTTTGTTGCCCATACTTCCCTGCCGTTTTGAATGTATTGAATATTAAGAACGGCTTACGCTTCACGAACTTCAAAAAGTTGTCCTTGGACTCGTCTGCATTCGCGATTTTAAAGGCCGTCCAATCGAGGGTACGGCGGGGTTCAATGAGTAGCATACACGACAACAACACATACGTTTGAACGCGGAAGAACTCCTGAGCCGTCAACTTGTCTTTCTCCATTAACGGTAGAGCCGTCTTCTCCCAGTCATGGTACTTCTTCATGACTTCCTTCCAGGGAATCATACCCTCCTTCTGCTTGTCGTTCTGCTTCTGTTCTGCGGCTACCTCCATACATTTCGGAACGTCCTCTTTCATAACCTTACGGAACGCATCAAGGGCTTTCTCCGCCGCCTTGTCCTTTTCAATAAATACCACAAAGGAAGACAAACGCGTCTTTCTGACGTTGGGGGTATTCTCCTTCAACGACTCAATGATATCGCCGTAATTCTCGATGACAGCTTCGGTTGTTTCGTTGATTGCTAGTTGTTTGCAGACAGTACGAATCACACTCTCATAGGTACGCAGGGAACCCTCTGATAGCTTGGGGCGATTGGCCTTCAGGACCTCTTTGATAGTTGGTGGTGGCATCATTCTAGTTATACCGTAGTTTTTTATTTTAAACTGAACCTAAAATCTACAAAATAATAATTTCATAATGAAGCAATACGCGTCCAGTTATTACCAGCGGAATCGAGAGAAATGCATCGCACGCCAGATGGAACATCATAGGAAGAATAGGGAACGCTACCTAGAATACATGCGGTCCTACAATGGCCTTTACTGGCTGCTGAACAAACCTGAGCCGAAACTGAAGGCTCCGAAGAAAGTAAAAGAACCCAGACCACCTAAAGAATCCAGAGCTCCGAAGCCCGCTAAAGTTCCAAAGAAGAAACCGCAACAGAGACCTCCAAAGAAAGAAGAGTGGTTTGTTGTCCCAGAGCCAGTGTACCCTATGAAGATAGAACGTGGAAACTTCATACTAGAGTTTTAGAGGGCATTCAACCGTTCCACAGCCTTCTCAAAGAATGCATCATTCATCTCAATACCAATGGCGTTGCGTCCCGCGGTATAGGCGGTAAATACCGAATTGCCTGAGCCAAAGGTGGGGTCAAGGACAGTACCCCCCACAGGACAGTAGCGTTCAATGAGCCATTTGTAAAGGTCCACTGGTTTCTGGGTGGGGTGGTTATTCTTTCTGCCCTGTTCATTTCTCACATCCACAACCGATACCACACACCGTTTACTCCCATTACCACCAGAGGAAGTTCGCTTCTGGTCGTATTGGGTATTATGGAGACTCTTACGCACAATTTCCGCATATGGCTTTTTATCTGTTTCAATATCAACCCGATTGTAAAATGCTCCCGCCTTGCTAAAGACATAAATCATTTCGTGTGAACGCATCGGCATTTTATTTGCTGTTAGAAACGATACACCCTGCTGTTTACTCCATACCAGGTCATAGCGAAACTCGGTAGGATTACTTTTGATAAGTTCATATCCAAACTTCGTAGTGCAGAAGTGGATACAGGGCGTATGCTCGTTCTTACGAATGCGTTTGACTTCCTTCCAGAACTCTTCCAGGTTTATTTTAACATCCCACTGACAACCACCCACTAAACACCCATACGGTAAATCGCATATAATTAAATCACATTCTGCTGCCGGAAGTTCCTTCATAATCTCTAGACAATCGCCGTGGTACAAAGTTAATTCCACCATCTATTCTATCGTTGGATTTATAGGGTGTGTATCAATCGCAGTAAATTAAAATCATTGTTATAGTATAATGCGTTGGATAGATGCACTAAAGGAATGGAACAAAGGCTCTCCGACGTGGTGCATTGCTCGCAAAGGAACGAAGGCGTACGATGAGGTCAGGGCCATTATGGCTGGTAAAAAAATTGAAGCGGCTGCGGAGCCGAGAGCAGAGGCGAAACCAATGGCACAGGGAATTGATATACGAGAAGTTAAAAGGAAGCGAAAGCAGAAGGCGAAGTTGGAAGAGCTCAAACAATCGGCTAAGGATGTGGTCGCGTCGGCGATGGCCTCTATCCCAGCCGCTGCACCACGAAAGGACATGATGCCAAGTATCATGGGCAGTATCGCGGACATTGCGAAGAGGGCCAGGGCGAGACCTGTTGCGATTCCGCCAGTTGTTGCGGAGAAGCAGAATACATCCAAGACAGAACTGGAAGAAGAACTCGATGTTGGATTCGTCTACAAGCCCACGGGTCGTCGTATGGAGCAGAGCATCTTTGAGGATATCGTTCGTATGGCGGGTGAGATGGAACGTGCAGAGGACAAAGAAACATCGAATGGTAAACTCGAACAAGCTGTCCCACGCGTGGTTAAACAATTAAAAGTTGGAGATACACTGTGTATGTGGTACAAGAAATCATACATCCAGGGTGGAATGAAAGGGCCGGGCAGTGCGTCGGAAAGCAGTGTCTGGGCCAACTCGATAGAGGAGGAGAGAGCGGGTACATACGGGATTCTGCCGGCTTTTTATAAGATTAAATCAATTCATAATAATCATTCAACATTTAGAGTGGAATCGGGGATGGGGGAAGAAATATTACGACTGCAGATTTATCGTGAAAGAACTACTGAATATATTGACCCATACAAGTATTCATACGTTCTTACTGACCAATGGCCCCATTCAGAACCAAGTAGAATATATGTTCCAACGAAAATCAATGCAACCCCTTATCAAGCTAGTGAAGCGTTCGTTAATTGGAATGAGCAACTTGAAAAAGAGGGCTGGTTTGGTCCACGCATGGCGATGCTATATGATGATATGAAGGAACAACACCGTACCGCACGGGAAGAAATGCATCGCACACGCAATGAAGCAAGCCGTAAAGAACGGGAAGATGAAGACGAACGCAACCGGAACAAAAAAGAAACAAAAAAGAAAGTGGTTGTATCGATGATAGAAGAAGTGGGTGGGGATATTCAAAAACTAAAGAAAGATGATTTAGGTAAAATCTTTAACGAAATACAAAGATACAATAATCCATACGGATACAGGAATAAAACACTACCAACTAAACAGAGTATGATAGAACAAATTCGTTCGTTTATACAATAAGTTTATGAACCCAACGAATTACCATTAGAAATAAAATAGACCCAGTCGTCAATTGGGTAATAAAAAAAGTCGTGATGGGTGCACCACGAAAATTTGAGAGAGCCGTGAAAACTGCGAAATAGTCCGCTTAAAAGTCTGGTTTATAGTGTAAACTAGTGAAAATCTAGTTTTTAGTGTGAAAATATATAAAGCGGATTTAATGCGGACTAATAATCATGATTATTAGTTTAGTTTATGCTGTTTTAATATATAAACTAGATATAAAGCGGATATTTTCTAGTTTATACTGATAACCAAACTATTAACCAGACTATTTCGCAGTTATCGCAGCGATTTCTTCTTAGCGTAAGGAGAAATCTATAAATATTATTTGAGTTCATGGGACGCTAAGGAGAATCCAGTCGCAGTATCATTTGAAATTATTTTCTTTACATTAGTATAACATGAGTCTACTCCAGAGTGTGTACGCTCCTATGCCACCAGTGCTTGCCCCCGATGAGAAAGTGGAAGAGAAAGAAGAGGTTCCGAAGTCCAAGATTTTAGTCGTTCACTCTAAGGACGTGTCCAAAGAAGAACTTGGGCTGTTCAAGTTTCACGGTCGCTACCTGCAGTGGGACGACCGCTTCCTTAACATTGATTTTGATAAGTTGCCTCCGCACGATTATCTCTTCGTGGATATGAGAGAGAAGAATGCTCGCCATGCCCTTGGTTCGGTCAATCATCTTCAATACAGCGTGGTATGTTATGTCCCGTGGTATCACAAGTCGGAGAAGTTCATTGACCAGTTATCTGCTATCGCAACAAGTAAGTTCCCTTTGCGTGCGGTTAGCAAAGAGGATTTTGACAGGCAACTCCTAAACGAACGTCTGCAGTCGCCATCACTGGCTCGCTCTTTTTTGAGTCTGTTCCTACCCTGCTTATCCGCATAATCAAGTGGGTGGGAAATACAATATGGGATTATGCTAAGAGTATTATTTTTGCCGAAATACTATCTTCACTAAAGATTACGCTTCCACCACTTTTGATTACGGCAATTCTCTGGATATAGTATAGATGTATACTATATCACCATACACCCAGCGTCAGGCAAAGAAGCTTGGAGTTATGATTCACCCTAGCACAACTCCTGGTAAAAAGATTGATGTATACGCTGGGAAGAAACTGGCATCGATAGGCGACACCTCCTATGGCGATTACCCCACGTTCTTACGAGACAAGGGGAAAGCGTTTGCAGATGAAAGAAAAAGACTGTATCATATTCGCCATAAGAAAGACGAACAGCATAAGGGAACCCCTGGGTACTATGCTTCGCGTCTTCTATGGTAGTTAATCAAATGATAGTTCAAAGGTACCCGTCTCAATTACCAGTTTTGTTGGGCCAGGGGCTTTTTTAGTTGAACGAGATTTCCTCTTGTATTCTCTATCGTATACCCGACGCTTATCTTTCTGTTCCTTCTTAATGGCATTCTCTTTCTTCTGGATAGCCTCAATGACTTCTGCGTTTTCAGGGTCTTTATGAAAATCTGCCATATACTTATAGAGGCGTATATAATCTTTGATGTATTCCGGACGCTTGGATATTGGCGAACTCATCGGTGCCGTAATCCTCGGTATCTATATGATGAGTGTCTTTGGTTCACTTTCCTAAAACGCAGTTAGCATACCACCGCGGGCCATCTTACGTTCCGATACAGGAATCGTCTGCTGTTGTCCCGATGACCCATACGTTAACATTTCCTTCTCTGGTCTGCGTCCTGGACCAGCACTTGCGACGCGTGCTCCAATGCCATCCATGTCGGGTAGGTCTGGCTCTTTCTCATCAAACATCTGGTCCACGCCCATAATCGATGGCGGGGCCGATGGTGCAGAGATTCGGTTCGCCATAATACCAATCGCACTCTGTGAACTCTCTACTGCCCGTCTCAATGCCGAACTTGTCATGGCTAGGCGGGCGATGTCTCCCTGAAATGGAAGTTTAGAAAGAACGGGCTGATTCACGAGTGGCATTGCATTTGGATTCGTAGAAGGAACGATACGCTTGGATGGAGTCAAATCCGACTGGATACCAGCGGGGTTCACGACTTGGAGAATATCATCGCGTTTATCCTGCTGTTGACGATTGGCACCCGCAACAAAGTAAGGGTGCGTCATAGGGACTGCAGAAGACGGGGCAACACCATAGGAACCCGATGCCAATGGACGCGGAATATCAGCAAACATGTTGCCCGGACCGGCTAGTCGGCGGAACTCGCCTGGATTTACACGTGGGAGCTGACTGTCAGGACGCAGGCGAACCGTGTCGCCCACGTGTACATTGACCTTCACGGACTGACTCATTGCCGAACGACGGCCCTTGCGTTTCTTACCACCACGCTTCATCATCTCGGTCATTATACTAGTGTAGAAGATTATTCTTTACAACGATATTCAATCGGGTCGAATCTACGGAAGTACCGTATAGGTTGCGTGTAGGTATTCACAAAGAGAAAGCTATAAGGCTCTGCCGTGGCGAAGTCGTATAGCTTCCTTAACTTATGCTCATTTGTCCCAACCTCTTTTACGAACGAATCCAGTTCGGCCTGATTCTCCGTATGGAAGAACATGATGCAGTCCAGATTGGAACGGATAAGGGTGGGCATGTATGAGTTGTACTTTTGCAGCAAATAGATATTCGTGATTTTTTGGTGTCTATTCTGTGTGGCGAGTTTGGTAATCAGATTGGCGTTTTTGGATTTGATTAAGTGAATGCAGTCATCATAGATAATGCAATAGTTTGGTTTACCCCTACGCTTCTTACGAGTATGCCTGTCGGAGTAGGCTTCGCATTTCGCCATGATATCCTCTAAGACTTGATTGTTTAGCGTATCATAGTACTGGTCGCCGATATCGTCGATGAGCGGTTTCATCTTATCGTCCGACATTGCAGTGGGTGATACCAAAAATAAAAGGTCAAAATGTTTATAGTAGGGACTCTCCTTCTTCATTATCATATTCAGAAGGAGATTACTCTTACCACAGCCCTTACGACCAAAAATACCAATATTGCAGGGCTTCAGTGGAAGTGGAGATTTTGTATCCGTACATACTTGTGTGTCATACGGAGCTAATGCCAGCGTGAGAGCTGTCGAGTGAACTTCCATTTAGTAAGGACGCAGATTCTTTTTTGGCTTTGTATTGTTCGCGGAGTTTTTGATTATACACTCTCATATACTCTATATGTTTATCTCTATTCATTTCATAATATGCTGTTCTATCTCTTTTCTCATATCTCTCATATCTCTCTCTCTCTCTAATTCGTTTATTTTGTGCTCTTTCTTCTTTTGTTTGTCCAGGTATGAGTTTATTAACAACATTTGCTGTATTTTCAATATGATGTCGCTCACGCTCATAACGCTGTTCTGCCGAACATTCTTCCAGTGCCGTAAAGATTAGATTTTCCCAACCATATTCTTCAATGAGGATTTTTGAAGAGCAGTTTCGAGTTTCATGTTTATGATTATATTTTCGTTGTGTTAGATTAATCGTGCTTCCAATATACACTTTATCACCCTTATCTGATGTAATAGAGTAGATAGTAGCCATTCTAACTATTCGATAGATTATCTAATCGTCAATTTTCAGAATCCTGCACGTGTAAAGAAACCA